CCAAGGTTATTGTATCTGTTTACGCTGGTCCACTGAATGATGCCATAACCACCCCGATGACAATCGTGGTAAGGAACTCTAGCACCTCCCTCGCATATATTGGCAACGAAATTAGACTCCTGTCTAATGTTGCCAAGAATTGTAGCAATAGCATTTTTGTCGTTAATCTTTACGTCTTGAAGATACGCTACAACTTTTTTCTCTTCAGGTGTGCAGTCAACGCACTCCCACCTACGCTCATAGATCTTGGTAGGTCGCAGTCCTGCTGCTTCAGATTTCTGAGGGGTAGTAGAAGCACACGCCGCCAGCAGTGGAAGCATTGCTGCCAATACAAGTGGTCTCATGATAGTCTATCCATTAGAAAGGGTCCCGAAGGACCCCGTTAGTATAGCGTATTTAGTTGTCCACGTCAACGGGGCGCATAGGCAGGGATCATCATGCCCCCACCGCCATCGTCGTCGTCATCATTATTGTTTGCTGCCCGTAGAAACAATTCAATAGCAACGAGAGCACCTATAGGATAGAAACACCATAGGATTGCTTTCCATGCAGGGTATGAATCTACTACGAAATCAGTCATCTACCACAGACCAGGAATGATCTGTCCAGTTAGTGCGTAAGCACCGAATGCTGCAATGATTCCTACCATTGCTGCCCATCCATTAAATCTTTCTGCTTCAGGTGTCATTAGAATACTCCGAAGAAAAGTTTGCCAGTGAAGGCATAGGACAGGAATGCGGAGACCAAACCAAGCATGGCGAGTCTACCATTAAGCTTTTCAGCTTTCTCGTTGTGAGTTTCGTAAACGTCAGATTGCATTTGCTTCAATACCTCAGGATCGATATAGGGTTGAGTCTCTCTTCCAAACATATTTTGTTGTCCGTACTCGTTTGTAGTGACAGTCATAATTGGTTTGTTAAGAAACGTTACAATACTATATATCAGTTTGTAAAGTTTGTCAACCCCCAATCCTTAAGAAAAGGTGATGACATCCTGACCGAAGTTGGTATCGATGTTTACAGGTCCTGCTGCTGCAATGGTATCGGAGGACAAACTGATGCTGCTACTTGGCCACTCACCCTCTGCTTCGGGAGAAAAGAAGTAATCACCTGCAGGAGTCTCAGTCAGAAGGTCCTGTTGGAATTGGATCTGAGGTGTGTCATCAGCACAGTCCTCATAGATGGTCTGCACACCATTGTAGTGACGCCACAACTCACTCAGGTGACTGCGGTTGAATTTGGGATCGTCGATTGCACTGTGCAATGCTTTCTTCAGTGCTTCGGTTGCTGCTTTCAATTCTGCTTTCATAGTTCCAATGACGGATAACTCCGCTAACGATAAAACAATTAGTGACAAGATAGGATACAAAAATGCAGGTGCGGACACCTGCAATGTAGTTATCGTAGGGTCCTGTCTTGTCATCAGAGAATGACCCTAGGGAATACTTCCAGACTTTAATTATATGCTGTAACGACATCCTTCACATAAGATGGCACACCATCAGGGTCCAACCATTTGGTGTATTCAAAATCTTCCATAGCATAATCAAGTTGAGTGCTATTGTCTAGGAGATACATGTCCTTATACTTGTCAGTATAGGAGTCTACCTTCTGGATACGGTAGTCTGGGAATCCATTCTCCAGCATCCCACACTGCACATAGCGGTAGGGGAAACGCTCAAGGAGGACGGTTACTTTTTTCATGTGTGTCTGAGTGTCTTCAAATATGATAGCACATCTTCACGAATCCACAAGAGCTCGTGATAACATTTCTGCTCATGAGCATGTGCTCTGAGGTTAGGATCAGGCTCCAGCACACTCTCAATGAAAATGTCCAGTCCCCTATTCCATTTGTCTTTTTGTGACTCCATAGGCACCTCGTAAATTACATGTTTATTTAACCTTTATACAAAGTTAAACCAACCAGTGATGATCATCTTCTCTTTTGTTTCGGACACTCTACCACGATGATGGAATGTCCAGTCTGCTGGCCAGATCACAGTATACCCACGCTGCGCTGGGACATATTTTTGTTGATGATACCATTCAGTGCCACCATCAGGTACATCATTAAGGTATGTCATAAAGACTAGGTGTCGGTAGATGTTTCCAGGCAGAGAGTTAGACCTTTCGGTATGCCACTGCTTGAATCCACCACCTATAGGATAGTGTTGCATGGATAGAGGCTCCACTACCTGAAAACGCGAGGTCTCCGCGAAGGGAAACCTCACAAGGTATTGATTTAGGACATCTTGAAGTGCCTTCATATAATTTTGCACTTGAGGACAGTGAAGTTGAAACGGAATGTGTAGATCAGTGGAGTCTTTATACTCCTTGTCTACCGTTATATCTCCTTGCCTCATCACGCGACCTTCATGGAAATTCAAGATGGTTTGATTATGCCAGAATTCCTCAAGACCAACAACAACGGATTCATCAATAAAATTACCCCAGATAAAGTCATTACACTCATCATTTAATGGGGTGCAAATGTTGTTCTTATATAAAGTGATTTCTTCTTTAAGCATAATTCATCCCGACCAGGGTAAAGTTTAGGTCATTTCCAAGACGCCATCAGCAATCATGTTATCAATGAGAATCGTATAGTCCTCTTCAACATCTAGTCCCCAAAAGTGGACGTGACGTGCGCTCTTATCACTGTAGAAGCGACAGAGTGCTTGAAAGAGGGGTGGATTTTCTCTGTCAAGGGCGATGTTACCATTGACAGTATCCTTCAGAATTTGCAGACTGTCTGCAAAGCGATCTCTAACAGTCATGATTGACTCCTATTTTGTTTTTCCAGCTTGCCCGAAGGCAACGAGACAGGTAGGGATCGAACCTACGACCGACTGCTTAGAAGGCAGTTGCTCTATCCGCTGAGCTACTGTCCCGTGAGATTAAACAGGGACGCGTACTATTGGATCACCTTCCCATATAGTCTTCTTAACTTTGTCAACTTTGCCTCGTAAGTTAAACGAAACGATGGTGCGTGGTTTATCAGACTCATTAGGTAGTGCCTCGTGTGCAATCGTTGCTGGAAAAATAACCATGTCTCCTTCCTTAACAGGTGGAATGGTGGTCTGTAACCTACCACTCCAAGGATTGTTAAAGGGAGAAATAAATTGTGTCGCTTGATGGACCTTAGGATCAAAGTCCACATAAATTACTGCCGACCATCCACTGTGTCCATGATTGTGGAGACTGTGCCTCTGACCTTTGTATGATGTTTGACACCACATGTCAGTAAACTCACAGCGTCTACGCTCAGTAAACTCAGCAAGATATGGTTCGATGATAGCAATCACCGTGTCAGCATAAGCAGGCAACAACTCTTCATGCTGATGGAAGAAGTCAGTATATTGCTCGCCGTTTGATTCTAGATGCTCTTCTTGAAATACAGGCAGAGCATTCATGATCCTCTCTTTATTCTTCCTCCAGTTTTCAATTTCATAATGTACAATGGGGATAGAAAATAAAGAATGAATCATTGAATTGCTTCTGATTGTTGACGGATTTTCTTTGCAAGTGCTTCGCCTTCCAAGTAGTCTCCCGCCTCTAGTGCTTCATGGAGTTGATCCACTAGGAATTCGATTGTATATGTAATCTCATCAATCTCCTCAAGAAATTGATTGTCCATGGTGGGTGTCCTCTCCTGTGCTTGTTAAGTATATATGTGCTTGGGTCACTTGTCAACCCCAAAGTGCTTGATAAACCATTCGGCATCCACCACAACGAGTGCTGGTTTACGATTCTTCTTCATGAAAAGGATCGGTTGATGGTCTCCTGCGTTGGCACATGCTTGCTCGTATGCATCATAAACATTGAGTTTCTCTACATTCTTGCACTCAATGCTGAAGGGAAACTTCTTTCTAGCATCTCGTGCCATGATAAGATCTTCCCCGCCAGCACCCATGCTACGAGATTCAATGTCTTCAGGGTGTACATCCCTATGCTCAATGAGCATATCTCTCACCCACTTTTGGAAGTTTCTACCCTTCGCTTTCGCACTCTGTGGTTTCATCTGTTTTATTAAATCCAAATGGTCCCTGCTTATCTGCTTCAAGTCTCAACTTCATAGCGACAGCGCCGAGAGATTCCATAACTTTGAGGATGTCTTCTGTCTTAGCATCCTCTCCTAATTCTGTGGCAACATACCAATACTTCTCCCAGAAAGTATCGCCTGCCTTTTTGTAATCATCAAGTGTTAAAAGTTTCATCAGTCTGCATAACCATCATCGTCATCATTATATCTATAACCCAATCTAGTTGCTTGATCGGGAGGAAACCATGGTTTCTGATCATTGGTGATGGTTTTGTATGCATCAGGATCTTCTTTAATAGCATCCTCCAAAGAGATTGCTAGAAGTTTGAGATTGTGTGCAATCGCTTTAACTTTTTCGTGATTCATAGTGTAAGAATAATAAAAAAGGAAGAGGTTATCTCTTCCTATTATATAGAGGCTCCACGTCCAGTAGGCGCTCAAAGTATTCAGTTAGATGGATTCTGTAGCAGGACCAGTATGCTACCCCCCTATATTTAAGTTGGTAACATGCTGGTGGTCTGCTGTCTTTGTCCATGTCATCATCATGATAGACATAGTTTTCCATCTTACTTGCTATAGGTTTTACCTCTATAGCAGAAAGTACCATGAGTCTCTTTTGACTCTACACAACGCTGATCATATGCAACACCACGGTATGCAGTGTGTGAGATCTGTGCGTCATGAAGACGTGCCTGCTTTTCGATTTGCTTCTTGATGAGTGTAAGTGTGTTCATCGTTTTTTACTCCTAAAGTAGTTGGGTGTTTTAAGTCCGTTCCTTTAGTCGTTTGCGTCCCATTTACATTCTGGTGTTGCTTCCTTTACGGTCGCCACCAGCTCCACCTTAATACCATCGGACAAGTCCTCGTGCTTTTTGATACGACGAATCATGTCCGCAGTATCGGTGCAGTTTAGATTTGCATAGAGTAGGTATTCGATCATGGGATGAACGCTCCGTTCCGCGACTTACTTGCGTCCTCCTTTCGGGGGATGAACGTATGGTCATGATAGCATGACATTACTATTTATGCAACAGCAGTGTATCATTAGTTACCGTTTTCTACGACGGTAGGGTGTGTTGCTAATTGGTCTGGTATTCTTTAAGTCCTTCTTCAGTTTCCTCAAGAAAGATAAGTGGTCCTTTATACCAGCTCTCAGGTCTTTCTGCATACCAGTCCCCTTCGAGTCTTCCGTATAAAGAGACCTGCTTTGTCTCTTCCAATTTCTTCTCATATAGATGGTCGATCCATCGTGTAATTTTAGAGCTTAAACCCGCTAAAAGTTTCTGCACTGACATCTTGTTTGATTCCTCCGACGACATAGGATTCAATCTCAGTTTCCTGAGGGGCATTTTGTTGACCCTTGCTATTTAGCCAATGCTCTGTCCATGGCAGAGGATTGTTTTTAGCAGGGATGTCGAAGGCAGGTGCCAGTCCAATGGCTTTCATGCGACGGTTTGCAACCCATTCAACGTATTGAGATAGTAGTCTCTCGTTAAGACCGATCATACTACCATTCTCAAACAAATAATTTGCCCATTCTTTTTCTTGGGCTACTGCGTCAAGGAACATCTGACGCACTGTTTCTTTTTCTTCCTCAGCAATCTGCTGCATCTCTGGATCATCACCCTTCTTCCACTTGTAGAGGATCTTCTGAGTCAATGCCAGATGCTGTGACTCATCACGGGCGATGAGGGAAATGATTTTTGCGGACCCTTCCATGAGTTTAAGCTCGCCAAAAGCAAAAGAGCAAGCAAAAGAAACATAGAAGCGAATTCCTTCCAAGATATTGACATTTGCTACTGCCAGATAGAGTTTACGTTTGACATCATTCATGGTCCACTGTGATGTAGGAGATCCTTTCCAATCTTCCTTCCACAGATTACTATTTGCCCACTCAGTTGCTACCTCAATGAATTCATTGTAGGCTTTACACACTGACTTGGCACGGTCCATGATCTTATCATCATCTAAGACCGCATCGAAGACCTCTGATGGATCTGAGTATACGTTTTTGATGATGTGGGTATAAGAGCGGGAGTGAATCTGCTCCATGAATTCCCATACTCCCATGCATCCTTCCAACTCAGGAAGACTACAGTAAGGTGAGAATGCCATGCCAGGACCACGCCCTTGCACAGAGTCCAGAAGGATCTGATACTTAAGATTGCTTGTGTAGATATGTTTTTGTTGCTCATTGAGTGTCTTATAATCTGCACGGTCTTTCTGTAGTGAGACTTCTTCAGGTCTCCAGAAGTAACCTAGTTGTGTCTGTGTTAGTTTATCGAAATCAGGATACTTATATTCGTCGTAACGTTGCATCCCTAGAGGTGCTCCGAAAAACATTGGTTGTTTCTTGGTGTCTACTTTCTTATCGTTAAAAACAGTCAGTCCCATTCTGGCGTCCTTGGATTTGTGCATGTACCGTAATGAAAAATATAATTTAGAAATGCATTGATCCTTGGAGCAACCTCCAAGGATTCACAGCAGTCAAGATAGGACTCAAAGTCATCCTGTAAGTCCTTGCCAAGTGTGATAGTAATTTCTTTAGACATTGCAAGCGTCGCACTCGGACTCGTCGCTTGCATCAATCTCTGCTAGGAGATCATCTAGTTTCTTTGCAGTCTCTTCTACATCTGGATCCCTCTTAGAGTCGTAAGTGTTTTGATAATAAGAAGTCTTCCAACCATACTTGTAGGTGAGAAGGAGGTCTTGTGCCATGACTGACACGGGCACCTCATTGTTTTCAAATTGCTCTGGGTTATAAGACCAGTTACCAGAGATGGCTTGGTCAAAGAATTTCTGCATCACAGCAACGATACCAACGTATCCTTTGTTGGATGACATCTCCCAGAGGAGAGTGTAATTATTTTTTAGTGTAGTGTATTGAGGAACAATCTGCTTAAGAGGTCCTTTCTTTGATTTCTTAATGGACAAGTAGTCGCGAGGCGGCTCGATTCCATTGGTTGCGTTTGACACAACGGAGCTGCTCTCCGAAGGCATTTGTGCGGACAATGTTGAGTGCCTGAGACCGTGCTCTTCGATGTCAGTCCGTAAAGAATTCCAATCATATTTGTAAAGTGGATCTACTAAATCATCCACGTCCTTCTTATATGTATCGATCGGAAGAAGTCCATCACAATACTTTGTGCGATGGTATGCTTCACATGCACCACGCTCTTGTGCCAGTTTATTAGATGCTTTCAGGAGGTAGTATTGGAATGCTTCTGTCAACTCATGGACCAGTTTCAATGCACCTTTATCATCATAGTGCTCACCATGTTTGGCAAGGTAATGTGCCAGACCGATGAATCCAATGCCCAAGGAGCGCCTTGCAAGGGTGCTACGACGTGCAGCAGCGACAGGATACTCTTGGTAATCAATCAACTCTTCCAGACCTCTAACCGAAAGGTCACAAAGATTCTCCATCTCTTCAAGATTTTTAATCTTACCCACGTTAACGGCAGACAGAATACACAGCGCAATCTCTCCTGCGTCATCGTCAATGTGGTTGATAGGATCAGTAGGCAGAGTGATCTCCTGACAGAGGTTACTCATATTCACCTTGTCCTTGAAGGAGGAGTGACTATTGCAGTGGTCGATATTCATGATGTAGATACGACCTGTCTCTGCTCTCTCCTTTAGTAGATCAAGGAAGAGTTGTTGGGCAGAGACTGTGAGTCTAGGGACTGATTGATCTGCCTCGTAACTACAATACAAGTCGTCAAAGCTATCAGTGCCGAAAGCGTCATACAACTCAGGGACATCATGAGGACTGAAAAGCGAAATCTCTCCGTTTCCGATGAATCTTTCATAAAAAAGTTTGCTAATTTGGATAGAATAGTCAAGTTTCCTTACCCTGTTATCTTCAGTGCCCTTGTTATTCTTAAGGACAATGATGTCTTCTATTTCTTTGTGCCAGATGGGGAAGTGGACAGTTGCGCTTCCACCTCGGACGCCATTTTGTGTGCAGCATCGGACAGTTGACTCAAACTTTTTGAGAAATGGTACAACGCCTGTATGCTGAACTTCACCGCCCCTGATTTTGCTGTTGATCCCACGGATCCTGCCTGCGTTAATGCCGATCCCAGCACGTTGTGCAACATAGTAACCAATAGCCATGTCGCTACTAAAAATACTATCGAGGGTGTCATCAGCATCCACAAGGACACAGCTCGCAAATTGTCGAAGTGGGGTCCGCACTCCTGCCATGATGGGCGTTGGGATGTTGATTCGGTGCTTCGAGATTGCGTTGTAGTATCGTTTGACATAATCGAGTCGAGTCTCAGATGGATATTTTTGGAAGAGAGTCGCTGCGATCATGATGTACATCTGTTGTGGTGTTTCATACACCTCACCAGACGAGCGATCTTGTACGAGATATTTATCTACTACCTGTCTCAAACCAGCATATGTAAACAAATAGTCACGGTCGTGATCAACAAAGGAATCGATCTGGTCCCACTCATCATCACTATATGCTTTGAGAATGCTCTCATCATACACACCACGCTCGATACAATCCCAAACGTGCTCCTGAATGTGAGGACGTAGGTCTGGGTGACCATTATATACCTGCTTACGAAGACCAAACAGCAGCAGACGTGCTGCTACAAACTGATAGTTTGGTGCTTCCAATGTAATCAGATCATTGGCGGAGCGAATAAGAATTTCTTGAATGTCACTGGTCTTGATACCATCAAAGACTTGAAGGTTGGCATTCATTTCTACTGCCGACTCAGACACACCTGCGAGACCTCTGCAAGCGTGATCTACCATGTCATGAATTTTACTGAGGTGAAACTCCTCCACCTGTCCGTTGCGCTTGACAACCGAAATGTCGCTCATACCTTTTTCCAATCTGTAAGTTTAATTTTTGCTTCTAATCCTGAGAAGGTGTTGCTTTTTATTATAGCAGAAGGGTCAAGTCCTGCCAACACCATGTCATTGATGTCCTTCTCTTTTATTTGTTTTGGCCAGATAACCACTTGCTCCTGGCTTCCGATGGCAGCGTCAATCCGCTGCACGATCTGTCTATTGCGGGGCTCGTTGTCGAATACCCAGACCCTATCCTTATAAGGAATAGTGCGGTGGTCAACATCGCTACCACACATAGCAATAGCTTGTCTAATGAAAGTACTGTCGAAGGGTCCTTCTGTGACATAAACAGTTTCCTCTGGGTTTACATGATCTTGTCCAAATAGTTTGAGTCTGTCCTCAAACATTACTGTGATGTATCGTAGCGTGCTTGTTGCTGCCAGAGATCTACCCTGTATGCCAAACCACACACCGTCATCACCAATGAGAGGGATAATAATTCTAGGTCTGTCATTCTGTAGGTTATCAAATGTAGGACGTTGAGTGTTGACCCACCTCTTAAACTTATCGGTGTAGTAGAATCTACCCAGTTGATCTTCTGGGATCTTTCTATCAAGAAGATATTTCTTGGCGGGGTGCTCTATATTTAGGGCACTGATAGGTGTGAGATCTGATACCTTCTTAGCAAATTTAGGTTTTGCTGACTTGTATTCAGGGTCAGGTGTATACCTTCCTTTACCTGTCATCCCCTGCTTATATTTCTCCATGACATACTGGTCATGTAGATCAACTGCTTGATCCTTTAGAAAATTTCCCAGCGACCTACCTATGCCACAGTTGTGACACTTGTAAATGTATTCTGTCTTCTTCAGAAAAAAATACCCCCGTGCCTTATTCTTATGCTTCTGTGAATCACCACAGTAAGGGCATCGGAAGTTATAGAGTCCTGATTTGACGTGTTTGTATTTTTCTAAGCGAGTGCTGAGAAGTCGGATGTATTTGTCATCGACGTAATCCATTCAGGAGATTCCACTGCAGGTATCCTACCAGTTTTTTCTGAGTCGGTCAACCCCCTCAAGATTGCTTGTCCTGGTGCAGACACGAGGAAAGATACAACAGTAAGAGCACCAAAAATAGACCACATCTTCTTTTCCATCTGTCTAAGACGGTTATCGATGAGTCTGATGTCACGCTCGCACCCCTTCTTAATT